TATCTGGAAGAGATGCTTCAAACTGCTGTGCGCATGTCGGGAGCATCTCTTTTGCGGATAACTGGTCATAAATTTGAACCTGAAGGAGTTACCATCCTTGCTTTGCTTGCTGAATCGCATGCAAGCATTCACACGTGGCCGGCTCAACAGTATGCTGCGGTTGATTTGTACACATGCAACCCAGATGGCGTAAGCGCAAAAAAAGCTGCTGATTTTATCAAGCACAAGTTACAAGCAAAAGAAGTAGAAGAACTTGAAATAGAACGCAAAGTGCAAAAATAAAACGTTAAAATGTAAAGGCAGCGGTGCGCTAACACCCTGCCCACGGCAACCACTTACTTGGTCACATGGAAATTCTACCTGGTTTTAAAACCTGTCGCAAAGGGCTGCACCAATATGCAAAAGAGCTTTCTAAATGCCCCGATTGCCACAAGGAAGCGCGTAAACGTTGGCAACAAAACAACTTAGACAAAAAGAAATTAGCAAACAGCCAATGGAGTGCAAAAAACAAAAAGAAGCAAGCGGAGCAAATTAAGCGTTGGCACGAAAAAAATCCTGATAAAAGAAAAGAATACTGCAAGCGTTGGAATAATAAAAATGTAGAAAAACGAAAGCAATGGCAAAAAATAAATGCAAACAAAATTAAAAGCTATTCGGCAAAGCGCCGCGCTTTAAAGCAACAAGCTATTGCATCATGGGCAAATTTCAAAGAAATAGAAAAAATATATGAGACTTGTCCTTTTGGTTTTCATGTAGACCACATTTATCCAATCATCTCTGATTACATGTGTGGCTTGCATGTCGAAACAAACTTGCAAATTTTAACCGCAGAAGAAAACTGCAAAAAAAGTAATCGAGTTTGGCCCGGTCAACTCGACTGCCAAAAGGGCTCGGTTTACGATATATTCTCTAAAGAACTAACGGATCTTTTAAGTGACCAAAAAAACTAAAATCCTATGGGTTGCTGACTTTGTCGCAATGACTGGCTTTGGACGGGTGTCTGGAGCCATTTTGCCCAGGCTTAAAAACAACTTTGAATTTGTAGTGCTTGCCTGCAATTGGCACGGAGATGCGTGTGAAGAACAAAAAGACTTCAAAATGTATCCGGCCTCTAATCGGTTTCAGCAAGCGCCGTTTGGTGAGCAACGCATTCGTGAAATTGTTGAGCGGGAACAACCGGACATTGTCTTTAGCCTGAATGATCCTTGGATTGTTAGTGAGCAATATCGGCAAATACAAGATCTACATCAACAAAACAAGTTTAAGTTTGTTGGCTATCTCACCATGGATAGCTACAACTGGATTGGAGGAATTGACCCTCACGTCAATGAGTGGGATGCATTAATTGCATTTACAGAATTCGGTGCGCATGAGTTTGTGAAAGGTGGGGTGCGTAAACCAATTGCCATTATTCCCCACGGGCTCGACAAAAAGCTGTTCTATCCAATGGACAAAGCTGACTGCCGACGCAAGTTGGGCCTTAAAGAAGATTTGTTTATTGTGCTGAACGCAAATCGCAATCAATTTAGAAAGAGGATTGATATCACCATCAAAGCATTTGCGCAGTTTGCAATGGGTAAACCAGAAGCGCAACTGTATTTGCACATGGGAAGTCGCGATCAAGGCTGGAGTGTAATGGATCTATTTGGTCGTGAAATGTCAAAAGTTGGCCTTGATCCTAACGGGCGGATCATCATGACTTCTCCAAGTGAAGGCCCTCCGAATGTATCAGTGGAAATGCTGAACATTATTTACAACGCCTGCGACGTAGGCGTAAACACAACTAAAGGAGGCGGATGGGAGCTTGTTAATTTTGAACATGCAGCGTGCGGTGTGCCTCAAATTGTTCCAGATCATACAAGTACCAAAGAAATCTTCGAAGGCTATGGAGAGCTAATTAAAACTGAACACGTTGATGTGGACGTCAACTACGCACGAGAGATGCCCTGCCCATCCGCTGAGCACCTCACAGAACTTCTCAATGCCCTGTACCACGATCCGGAGCGTAGGCGGCAAGTAGGGGATGCCTGCTACCAGCGGGTGACAGATCCGCAGTTCTCATGGGATACGGTTGCGTCTCAGTTTGGTGGCATCTTCGAGGACGTCATGAATCAAGTCGATCACTCAGTCTCAGATGAGATCAGTGAGCAGCCGAAGCGGAAAGCAAAGCGTCGCAAGAGTCCCAAACGAGAATTAGCCAGTTTGCACAATTGATGAGATTGTCACAAGCCCCAGGCCTCCACGTCAATGGGGGCTTTTTTATGGCCTGAAAAGATGTCAAGAGTGCGTCTAACACGAGACGAATGTGACAAGGGAGGAGGAAAAGGTGGGACTCTGGTGATGCAACCATCCTTATGGGCGCAAAAATTGGTGTGACAAGGCGGATCTATAACCCTATATAAGCAATACGACAGTTTCACGAAAGTGTCGTAGTTTCTCAAAGTGAGAAAGGGATGAGACAGTGTATACGTGATGCAACAGAACTAATGCGACACTTTCTGCAAGTTGTCGTAAAACCTTATATAAGAAAAATAGAGTGCTTGCAACACCTATTTTTGTCCTTTTTCCGCCCTGTTTTACGTGACAACCCCTGCTATGCTGTGTCAACACCCCATCCCTGGCATTGATGGCCCGTACTTACCAAGAGATGCTGCCGCTCTGGTGGCTGCAAGAACAGGTGGAACTCTCAGACGACTACCCGTCAGGTTTGGTGTGGCGCTCAGAGGGGCGCTACCACAAGCCCGGAGAGATGGCAGGTACCCAACGGTCAGATGGGCGTTACTACTACGTCTTCCTGGCGGGCACCCGCTACACAGCGCATCGAATCGTCTACTACCTGCGCACTGGTGAAGACCCCGGAACTGCTGACGTAATGCACGGTGCCGACAACCCCACCCGTGACAACCGCTTGGAGTTGACTTTGTTTCAACGCAAGCCAAAGCCCACGCCTAAGTGGCGGAGGCGCGTACGGAACGCAGAAGGACAACTTGTGTACAGCCATCTCGCCAAAGACGGTGTCTCCGTCAGACAACTCGAGCGGGAACAAGGCATCAAAATTGAGGAATGACATGGCTAATAACTTGAATCGCATGTTGGACATTGCTAAATCACGCTCTGGTTTTCGCCATGTACCCAACATTGAAAGCCTCTCTTCTCAACAACTAGAAGCACATGGCTATTACGTGGGTTTTCCATGTGTCTATGGCCATCGAATACGCGATACCAGCCAGCATTGGTGCTATGACTGTGTGCGCAAGATCCAAAGCAACAACTGTGCTTTTGACTTGAACTATGCCCATGCAGCGTACAAGACACGTCTTCTGATGATCTGGAAGCAGATCTCGGTTGGGCACTTTGAAGACTGTTGGGAAGCTCCGTCTCTTGTTAACGCTCGCATTCGGTTCCCTTCGTACCGTTCTGTGGGTGACAAACGTCTTTCGGATAACATCTCAGCCCACAAGGTGATTTACCAATGCACCTGGGGGGATGTCGGCAAGATGTTTGTGACTCGTCTGTGCAAAAACAAGGCGTGTCTCAACCCTCTCCATATGGTCTCAAGTTGGAACCGCACGTTCCCACCGGAGGTCATTCATCCGTTTGATTATGAGTTCAACCCTGAAAAACTAATGTATGCAGCACGGAATCAAATGCGTGAGGAACCAGAACAGATCATAGAAAAACAATACAAAAGCACAATTCAACATCCGTTGGTAAACAAAAATACCCCGGATTATGATGAAGATAAGGCCATGTGTTACGAACCATATGTCGAGGAGTGCACTTAGTCAGTCGCAACGCACCCAAAACGACCCATTACTACTCGGTACGTTTAGCCAGACTACGCTGCGCTATTTGAAGGGTACGCTTGGCGCTCAATACAAGCCAATTGGACGTGCTGATACACGGCAAATTTCTAACGGTGGCATTGGCGGCGGTACTTACAACCATTGGTTCCAAGTTAATTTGACGGAGCCTGCTTGGATTATCTTGACAAAAGGGCCGCCGCGCCCTAAGTACATTCAAGTTTCTGCATACGATCTTAATAAGACTCCGATCCAAGGTGATCCTATTTTTGGCGCGGATTCTGTTACAACGCAAACCAATGGAACAATGTATATCCCGTATTTAGATACGGTGATGAGTGTTCAGTCAGATCTTTATAACACCTTTGATCGTTTACGTCTTGATCGTGGTGATGATCGCTACTACCCCCTGGAAACCGGTAGTTATCTTATCTGTGTCTCATCAACACGCAATGAACCACTTGCGTATGAGCTTGGTGTTGTCATTGAGTTTCCAACGGATGAAGCCTTCTTTGAGCTAGAAGACCTTGATGGCAGTGTTTGCTTGCAAGAAACCGAAATTGATGCGCCAAACATTGATAGTCCTGTAACCGTCGATACGCTTATTCCTATTGGCGCTAATGCTTTTACTGAAACAAGCTGCACGATTAACTCTGGTGTGACCGTTACCGTATCAGCCGGTTCAACATGGTATATCGGTGAACGCATCCCAAGTGATACATTCGATGATTATAAAATTATTCTTGAGGTAGGCGATGATGCGTATTACGACACAATACACGATCACTCCTTGTCGGAATGGCAGAATGCATGGGAGAGGGAGCATCAAGACACTGAGCGCTTCCCTGAACTCTTTGTTCCTCTAACGAACAGGCCATGATTAAAATTTTGTTAAAGCTGTTTAAAAAACCTGTAGCAAAACATTCACCCGCATTGGCTTGGGCACAGTATTGTATTAGCAATCCAAGTGCCCTTGAGTGTCGTTGCTATGACGTCTGAAGAAAAACAAAACGAAAAACAATCTAAAGATTTAAAAGAAAATCCCAGAATCACTGAGGCGACTCAACGTGATTGGGATAATTTTTTTGCGGCACAAGAAGACAATATCTTTGATCGATAGTAGGCAATTTAGAATACAAGAAATGGAATATAACCATGGCTCACCTTAACCAGTACTTTGAAACTGCGCTTGTTATTCACGCAGCAGCTTCTGCGATCTGCGCTCTTACGCCGACCCCTTCCGATGACAAACTCGTCGGCAAACTCTATAAATTAATTGAGATTGCAGGCTTTGTCATTGGTCGCGCCAAACAACGCTGATCAATCGGGTAGCACCTGCGTCCAAAACACGACGCCCCCTTGCTCTTCTACCCAATCCCTTGTTTCATATGCGTGTTCCCTTAGTAGGGTCGCGCATTTTTTTTCGTCGCCAATTTGCCAGCACAAGTTGATGCGCGTGGGCTTATCCTTATGTTTCTTCACATTAATAATCCCATCGGACGCGAGGTTTTCCTGGTCGAATTCCAAGGTGGCAAAATCCTTTTGGTGCTCCATAGCCTAATGAGTACGGCCAATTTCTGTCACACCATTCTTGCACAGCATAGATCCCTGCGCCTTCTATGTAGAAGTCAACAGCACCTTTGGACGGTGCATCATAAGTGTGCTCACTATTTTTGGCGCCACCCACTTGTGTATTGATGGGCTCTGGACGGGAAGCACTGGTGATGATCAGCGGTTTGTTGCCAAATTGTTTGCGGACTTTCTCCAGGAATAAACAGAGTTCTTTTGCTGTGTCGCATTGGTATTGCTTGGTAAAACGACGTTTCTCCTGGTTGAGAGTCAACTCACCATACGTAATGTTAGGCGTGATCTTGTAGTTGAAAGGGCTCCAAGGATTGAAGTTATTGCTGTGTGGATCAGCAGGATCTTGTTTAGTGCCACTGCTTTGCAACTGGCGATCCATGATCTGGATCAACTTGGTCGCGTAATCGGGGTCAGTTGCGTACCCTTCCTTGACTAAAAGTTGTGCACATTCATTCCGTGACTGCGCACGGTTAACACCTTTGAAGCGACCAAAGTCTTTGTACCAGCGATCTACAAGGTATGTGACACAGGTTTCAAGATCAGGAAAATCAAGGAAGCCAGCTTTGATTGTGATCCACTTTCCATTAATAAACTCTTGTGTGTTGACACTGGTACCAGATCCCTTCAATCCAAAGTAATTGTTTTTGCCAGATGTGTGTTTACCCCACCCTGATTCAAGTGCCCACTGCGCGCTAACACATTCTGGGAATTTGGCGCCAGCTTGTTTTGCTGCTGCGTAAACACCGTCCCAAGTGTTGTCTATTTCTAAAAAAGGTTTAGGTTCAGGCTTGGTTCTGTACTTAGACGCAAAAGTGTCAAGGGTCTCTGGTGTAAGAGTCCCCTGGAGCCAATTCCATGCTTCAATTTGATGAAGTTCTTCGGTAAAAAACTTAGCTGCATCTGTGAGTTTAATAGACATATCGACCTAAAGCGTTGTTACAACTTTAGGGCAAGTCTATTTACTTGCTTGGTGTTACATAACCAAGGCTATAAGGAAGTGGAGGAAGAGGATCGGGTACTTTCCAGGGGAGACCAAGTTCTCGCGTAGGGTGTAAAAGCTCTTGCATTTGAGACGTCAACTCAGCTTCAATGTTTTTAACAACATCTGAACCAAGAGCATCTTGGCACCAACCCTTTGCTGTTTCCTTGTCAATGTGCTGATAAGGAATCCAAGATTCTGGCTTGGCAGGAGAAAGCTCAACAACACCAGATTCACTAACGGTGTGTTTACCTTCTACTTGGTAAGCAATCCAATGAATAGCCGTGACTTCTCCACCAGGGTAAGACAAGCTATCGGGTAGCTTCCTTTCTAGATTTTTAATCCCCCACTTTGTTATTGTCATAAATTATTCAACAATCTCTGTTTCTGTAATAGGAGCTTCTTCTTGTTCCTCAGTAGAAAACTCAAGTGTTTCGAGTAGTTGGCCAATGAGGTTACCGGCGAAAGCAACAAGGTTGCCGTCACCAGTAGCGCGTGCAGCGCCAAAAGAATTGATAGCGGAGATCAGCTCAGCTTTAGTGCAAGCCATAACGAAGCAATAACTTCAAAAAGTATAACAAAAATCACCAGGGGACACCAGCAGAAGAAGTTGGGTGCAGTTTGGCTTGAATTTGATTGTGCAGTGCTTCTTCAATTGAAACAACTTGATCAACGCCAAGTGCTGCCAGGGTCCAGTTCACCACTTCTTCTTTGGTCAGTTCACTGAAAGGAGTGAAATTATCAGGGTTGGACTCACCAAGACCAATGCTGCCATAACAACCGGCAGTTTCACCGTCTTCTTCCAAGGATGCAGTCCAATGGACGGTGTATACAGCGCCATCAGGACATCTGTCACCGTCAGGAAGATGACGTTCGAGGTTGGCAATATTCCAAATAGTATTAGCCATGATCAATGATATTTTCTTTTATTTTACCAGGTGTGATTAGAGAAGGTGACTACTGGGCTTCAAGCTCATCGGCAATGGCGAGGAGTTTCAGACGGATCTCAACCATCTTTGTCAGCGGTAATGCTTGATTCCTGTCGCGCCACTCTTCTTCAAGGGCGGGCGGCACCACCTGATCCGCAGCAGCTCGCAGAACAGCAGCAACGCATTGATAATCCCTCTGCATAGGGCCATCTAGCCAGCCACAGTTATCCATGTAGGCATCTAGGACTGCATCTGCAGCGGGTGAAAGATCAGACATAGAAGGGGAAGCGACTATTGGAACTGGCGGCGATAATCTTCAAACCACTCTTTGCCCATTAGCTTGACAAGATCTGCGTGAGTAAGTTTACGAATTTCTTCAAGGCAGGCTTTGAAACGGCGCTCGTTTTCATCCTCACTGACTTTTTCTTTTTCCTCTTTTAAAAGAAGCCTTTTTAGATAGATTTTTTCATCCGCATGTAGATCCTCAAAAAGTTCTTTAATTGAGTCAAAAGATTTGTACTCCATTTCGTTGGGATCCGTGAAAGATTGCTGGAATTCTTCCCAATTTTTGTCTAGCTGTTTTTCGGCCCAGCCCCAAGCGCCATGCTCCATGCCATCAATGCCAGCAGTTTCAATCTCTTGTTTAACGATGAAACGGAGCATTTCAATTTGTCTTTTGTTCATGGGGGATTAGTGGTAATGACTAGGAGAACTGGCGGCGGTAGTCTTCAATCCATTCTTCGCCCATCAGTTTCACAAGATCTGCATGGGTAAGATTGCGGATTTGTTCAAGGCAAGCTTTCAAGCGGCGCTCGTTTTCCTCTGACGCAATTTCTTCGGGCTGGTGGGTGTTCTGCTTCAAAAGCGCAACCATCAGCCGATGCGCTTCACCAGCATCAGCGATGAATTGCCCGTTGTAGTGAAAGCCTTCTTGGTCAACACGGATGATTTCTTCCGTTGATCCACGAAGGTCAATGCTGCTACCCGTGAATGGGACTCCTGCAACAACGTCCTCGGCGCTGATCTCAAACTTCGCGGGAGGAGCCTGACGTTTCCATTCTCCGTTCCCGTCAACGCGGGCGTACTCTTCGCCGCCTGAACGGAAGACGAGATCGTTGTCGTAATCTTGTTGGGTCATGGTCTCCAGGGGATCGTGGCCAGGGGCAGGAGGTGCAAACTCGCTGCCCACCCACACTACTACACGGGTCAAGCCCAACTATCCGGAAGTTCCAGACAGTTGAGCCAGACAGACTTTCGAGTAGGCCTACACGCCCTCAAGGGCTGCAACTTTAGCCTTGAGAATATCGATCTCTGTCAACGCCTCTTGCAATGCCTTGGTCAACGGCGCAATAAATTGGTCGTAACGCAGGGCTTGCTGGCTATCAGGATCGTCCTTGTCGGTGAGCACCCAGCCACCAAAGTCAACGCCAGCAGTGTCAACAGCTTCTTTTACCTCTTGAGCGATGAAGCCCCAGTGGGTGCGGGTGCCGGGGAGTGTTTCGTAAATGCAATCGCCGTTTTTATCGTATTCCCCTGTATGGTGCTGACCACCTTCAACCCATTTGTAAGAAACGGGGCGAAGAGTTTTTATAAACTCAGAGCCAAGTTGCGAGTCATTGATAGCAGTTTTTGCGCGTTGGTCAGAAGTTTGAATTGTTCCGTTTGCGGCCCATACAGCAGACCACCGATAACCACTTTTGCCGAGAAGGCAAGAATTATCAGTAAATGGAAAAAGCTCTGTAACGTTTCTCCATTGCACCTCTGTATTACTCTTAATATGTATCCGCTCCGTCGGGCTGCTCTGTCCATCTGCGGCAGTGGAGAACACTAGACGCGAAGGACGGCTGCCAGATGAATGAACTCCGTCAGACCATCCAACAATACTGGCACCTGCTTTCCAGCTTGTTGCCAAGCTATTGAATTCGACACCGCCAAGCACGTAGCCGGAAGCATCAGGCGTAAAGCTAAGACCTAGGGATGCAACTGCACCTCCTCCCGCTCCAGTGGCTGCGGCTTGAATTAGATAATTACCACTTGCGGAGCCAATGCTCGTAGACGTGCCAACTAACAACCTGCCGGTAACATCAATCCGGGCTCGTTCAGTTGGAGACGTACTGCCACCGTTGGTCAAAAACCTAAGTCCACCTGCACCAGTCCCATCTTGCGCTGCAAGATCAAGAGTTGTAGTGCTCTGATTCCAACGGACATAGCCGTAATAATATGGATCTCCTGTTCCAGCAGCGCCAAGGTATAGCCCGCCCTCCGCGTAATTTGATGTGGAACTTGCAAGACGCAACTGATATGTGCCGCTATTGATTACATCCAATGCGTAGCTAGGCCCAGTAGTGCCAATCCCTACGTTGCCTGAGGAGTTGATGCGGAGACGTTCGGCATAAGCGGAGCCGTTAAATCCTTGGAATACAAAATCTCCTAAGTTAGAGGAATTTTGTACGACACCGAAGAAAGTCTCTACACTGCCACCGTGAGAGTACTGTGTTCCCGTGAATGAACCTGTAGCGCTTCCACCGTATAGCGTCAAACGAGCAGAGCCACCGTTGTAAGAAGTTGCGCTGTAGGAAGTAGTTGAGGTAGATAGAAAGCGGCCAGCAGAGGCGGTAGATCCTGAGTTGGCATCCAGTAAAAAGCTAGGGCTGCTAGTCCCCAGACCTACCCGATTTGTAGAAGCATCAACAAAGACTAGGTTCGGTTCAGTATCGCCCTCAATGCGAAAGTCGTAGTTCTCGCCTGTTTCGTTGAAGACAACTTCGCCGGTGCCAAAGTTGACACGCTGCGTCCCACTAGTCGAGATGGCTACTTGGTCTGCGCCGGGGGAGTAAATGCCGGTGTTGGGATCTGAAGCAAAACTAATCGATGGGGTTCCTGAAGTACCTAATGCAAAAACACCCGATGTAATGGTATAGACACCACCGCTGATATTGGTAAAAGTGCCGCTAGTAAAGTTTGCGTTTCCACCAGTGACAGTAGCACCTGAAATTTGAGTAGTAAAAACACCGGATACAAAATTAGCAGTTGCGCCAGAAACAGTACCGGTTACCGTTACGTTTCCTGTAAAGGTTGGATTTTGGACTAAACCAGAAATTGCAACGCTCTTATCAATACCAGCATCGGTAAAGGTAATTGTATCAACCTTGATAGTGCCGTACGCCATTTTGTTGTCTCTTTTTGTCTATTTTAACTGAAAAAATTAAGGCAGGATAACCAATGGACCTTTAATAATAAAACCGCTTGCATTACCTGAAACAACACCAGAACACACAAAAGCAGGTGTTGCGCCAGATGCTGTTGTAATCGCTAGTGTACTTCCAGTAATCGAATTAAATACACCGGTTGTTGCTTGGATTGTGGTACCTGTAATTGTTGTGCCACTTAGGGTGCCAGTTACTTGTACACCTGAGGTAAACGTACTGGAACCAAGGACGCTAAAGTTACCAGAAACAGTAGTGTTTGTGAAGGCAAGGTTAGTTGCCGAAAGAGTCTGGAAAACACCTGTTGTTACATTGATTGTTGTGCCTGTGTACGTAGAACCGCTAAGAGATGTATAAATACCAGACGTACCCTGGATCGTATTACCTGTGACTGTTGCCCCAGAAATACTTGTTGTAAAAACTCCTTGTTGACCTGTTAAATTTGTAAATTGACCGGTATTACCGCTAATTAATTGCCCTGATAAAGAAGTTGTAAAAACACCAGTAATACCGGTGAGCGAACCAAACGCACCCGTGGCACCGGTGACGGTAGCTCCACTTACTTGAGTAGTAAATGTACCGCTAATTCCATTGACGATACCAAATAAACCTGAAGCACCTGTAATAGTTAAGCCAGATATATTGCTAGTAAAAACACCAGATACACCAGACACAAATGTTGCATTGACATTGTTTCCGGTAATGGTCGCCCCAGAAAGCTGTGTTGTGTAGACTCCAGAAACACCTGAAATTATTGTGTATTTTCCGGTGTCTCCTGTAATGGTTTTCCCTGACAAAAGCTCAGTAAAAACACCTGAAATACCAGAGACGTTACCAAAAGCGCCCGTATTTCCTGTTACAGTTGCGCCCGAAACCCTGGAGGTAAACGTACCGGATGCACCAGTGATGTTTGAAAAAAGTCCTGTGTTTCCGGTAATTGTCGCACCCGAAAGCTGCGTTGTATAAACTCCAGATACGCCAGTAACAGTTGTAAATTGAGCCGTAGTTCCTGTAACCGTTGTTCCAGAAAGTGTGCCGGTGACTTGAACACCACTTGCAAATTGACCGACGCCACTGACAGTTAATCCGCTTGCAACAGAGAGGTTGCCGCTGACATTAAGAATGGGAGTACCAAGAGCTTGGAATGTACCTGTCGTTGCGGAAACAGTGTTACCAGTAATTGTTGCGCCGCTTAAAGCGGTAAAAACACCACTGGTTGCAGACACAGTGGTTCCTGTGATTGTTGCGCCAGATAAGGCTTGGTAATGGCCACTGGTAAATAGTGCTGTTGTACCTGTTGCAGTCTCTATTGTTACGGTAGTTGCATTAACTGTTGTGCCTTGAAGAGCATTGCCTGTAATTGTGGCTCCACTGATGGTGCCACTGACTGTTGCATTATTTTGAACGATGATGCCACTGAACGTTCCAGTGCCAGACGCTGTTACGGTATTGAAGGTGCTACTACCAGAGACAGATAAGTTACCAGCAATGTCAATGTTGCCACTGATGGTTTCACCGCTGATATTTGCGTAGTACTGATCAAGATATGAACGAAACTGCGTAAAGGTAATTTTTTTGTTGCGCAGTGTCGGGTCCACTTCAAAAACGTGAACCAAAGTAAGTAGATCCTGCTCGTCAATATCAATCCCGCTAATGGCGGGAAATTCTGAAATCCTACGGTTTGACACCTACTTTACTGCGCAATCCTTTGTATCAATTATAGGTCTGCTTATTTAGCGCATCTTAATCTCAACACGGGGCAAAACATTGGCCAATGCGTTCCAGGTCCACTGAATTCCTGTTACAATTCCACAGGAAAGCAGTAATACCAAAAGGACTTCTGCAACGGTCAGGTTACGGCGTAAGTAAATAACTTGCGGCGGTTGAGGCTGTTGCTGTTGTTGGATGGCTGCCTGCTGAGCAATGGTTTGTTGAATGGCAAGTTCCCTGGCACGAGCCTTTAATTCAGCCAATTGTTCAGGCGTGATTTGATTCTCCATTTGCGGAGGCATTGACATTGGCGGTTGACTGGTAGGAATTTGCTCTTCCATGGTCACAAATTGTTTTCTCACAGATTAGCATCTAAACAAAGCGTGTGAAGGTATGCAGTACGGACTTCGTAAAAGTTTGGAAGACATTGCGCATGAACTAAAAGGAATCAGAAATATCCTTGGCTCCATGTGGCATTCCCGCTATTCCAACGGGGAAACAGACGTCTTGAGTCCCCAGGCTTTTGCCGATGAATACATCTCGACAGAAGAGTGTGGCAGACGGCTTGGCGTCTCAGATCAAACCATCCGTAACTGGATGTCCATTGGCAGGAAGCAACCAGGAAAGGGCTGGGTAGAAGGCATTCATTATGTCAACGTCTCTCCCGATCCAAAAAAGAAAGCAGTCTTGCGGATTCCTTGGAACCAACTGATTCAATCCTTTTCCAAAAACCCAGAGGTTTTGACGGTTGATCTTAACCCTCAACGTCAAGATCGCAAACCAATGTACCAGAAAACGTGGGATCCTGCTGAGAATGGCGCACCGTTTTAATGGTATTGATCTCGATGCAGTGACCGTAGAGAATCATGCGGAACTGCTTCCAGAATCCTTGGTCAGACAAGTAGAGATGTTTTTGCCGCCTAGTGGTTCCTTTGATGATGGGTGCCTACGTCGTTACTTGGAAAACTTAAAAAATTATGAAGAAGAAGACGCCAATTCTGGCATGACTCTTGCCAACAGATTGCGTCTTGCTTTCTGTGATTTACAAGCAGATACGATCTGCGGTAAATTCCCCCAAGCTGAATTGCCTCTCAAGAGGAGACTCCGTTGCGTTGCCGAGTATTTGATCCGCTCTGGAGAATTTGATAAAGTAAGGGATGACTTTGGTAAGCTCGTCAAAAAACGCGGTGTGCTTGGCAAGCTGGTTGTTATGTACCAACCAACGCCAAAGCTTTTAGAATCTTTAAACCGACAAGGATTGTTGCAGAAATGAACCGACGTGAAAAATTAATTGCTTCTGTAATCGGCCCAGAAATGGACGAAACAAAAGCCAGGATGCTTGATGCAACAGTCAAGTTGATGCTTGGTGATATGGGCGAGTACTACGTCAAGATGTGGGAGGCAGAAGGCCCTGGCGTGATGTGTTTTCAACCCACGGCTGAACGCACGATGTTCTTCTTGACACTCAAAGAACTACACGCGGCACAGGAAGAGGAAGAACGCAACAACAACGGCGATCTTGCCGAGACTTTTAGGCGTATTTTATCTGCTGCTCAAAAGATTGACCCACAGGAAAAAGCTGGGTATTTAATCAATGATGGTGCCGGTATTCGGTACTGTGAGGTGGACTATAACAAAGTGGCGGAGCAATGAGTAACGAAGGGCTTCAACGTACATCGAACCGACGAGAAGGCATTGAGCTGATCACAAGTTCAGATCTGATCATTGCTGCAAATGAACTAATGGGTGGCATCACACTGGATGTGGCCAGTTCCAAGGTAGCCAATGAGTACGTCGGTGCCGAAAACTTTTACACGCCAGCGGATGATGGATTGAATGCCCAACAGTGGTACGGCAAGGCTTACTTGTTTCCACCTGCGGGTATGTACTTCTGGGATAAGAAGAATGGACGCTGGAAAAAAACAAGGGCTTCTGCTGTATCGCTGACATCGTCCCATGCCGTATGGTTTCGGCGGATGTACCATGCATGGATCTCTGGTGAGATAGAGCAGGGACTGTATTTCAGCAACTGCCCTGACATGATTCGTTACGAGCCTAAAATCTTTAGCTTTCCGATGTGCATCTTGCGTACACGACCAGTGCTGCAGGAGTATGACGGAAAGAAATTTTCGCGTCGCCAGACGTGCACTTCATTTGTCGTCTACTTACCCCCCACCGATTTAACGGATGATGCTACCCAACGCTTTAAAAATATCTACGAAGATCGCGGGCATATTCTCATCTGATCTCTGTATACTGAAGGACGATTACAAGGATCTATGAGCGTCCTGGCCGATTGGGAAATCAAAAAACTTGCTGAAGAAGAGGAGATGATCGCTCCCTTCGTTGATCACTTGGTCAGCAAGGAAGATGGCCGCAAGCTCCTGAGCTATGGTCTCAGCTCATACGGTTACGACATTCGGCTATCCCCTTCCCAATGCCTGATTTTTGGTAAGGTACAAGCTGGTGATTGCGATCCAAAAAACTTCGATCCTGACATCCTCAAGCCCGCTGATCTCCTGGAGGATGAACGCGGTCAATACTTCTTGCTTCCTCCGTACGGATACTGTCTTGGTGTTGCGCAAGAACGCCTGAAGCTTCCCAGAGATGTCACTGTTGTTGCCGTAGGTAAATCAACCTACGCACGTTCAGGAATCCTGGTCAACATTACGCCTGCTGAAAGTGGATGGGAGGGTTACTTGACGTTGGAGATCAGTAACTGCACTGGGCTCTTCAACCGAATCTACGCAAATGAAGGGATCACGCAATTGTTGTTCTACCGTGGCAACCCTTGTCATACCACGTACCAAGACCGGAAAGGCAAGTATCAAGACCAGCCTAATAATGTGGTCTTTTCTCAGGTCTAACCGAAGGGCTTACCAAACTGCTCTTTGGGTTTACGGGCGTAGCCAACGGAACCGGCACGCCCACCTGAATCTCCTGATGTTGCGCTCGTTGGCTCACGAACTAAAGCACGTTTTTGGTACTCGCCAGCACTACGGGCAGCACGCATAAACTTGGCAACTCGATCTTGATTGCTGTTGACAGAAGCCGCTGCACGCCTATCGCCAGCATCTACTCGACGCAAGTCTGTGTCATAGGCCTGCTCAGGGCGCAAGTCTGAGACTTCAGCTCCAGAGGTACCAGAGTTGATGCCTGGATCGTATGTAGGTTTAAATCTGTTGGCCATATTAACATTGTAGAAGCAGTGAATCAATTAATCCCGTGATGCATTCCGCCGCAAGCTTTCTTGACGCATTTGTGCAAGATGAAGTCAAGTGTCGTTGTTTAGATGAAGAAGACTTTGGTGCACCTCTCGATAACGAGCAAAATGATGTACCCTTATATGACATGTACAACCGAGGCTTGGTCGCATGCGAACAGGGGCTAGAAAGGAATCCGTTGAATCTCGAGGGGGCACGTCCTGGAATGACGGGCTATATCCCTTCGATGGAGCAGGGCTTGGCAATGGGAGCCTCTCCGAAACCCAAGGCTCTAGTACTAGAGCTGGAGGAACCGGACGAGGAGGAACAGATGCTGTCGGCAAAACGTCGTGGTTTGATCCGATAAAAGTCGATTCTGCACCAGAAAACCAGCCCGTGATGGAATGTAAGGATGGCGTCTGCCCGGTACCCTGGGCAGTCAAGGAAGAAGCACCTGCCGTTCTTCCAGATGTAGTAAACCATCCTCCGCATTACACGGAAGGTGGTGGTGTGGAATGTATCGAAGCCATCGAATCATCTCTTACAACCGAAGAGTATCGTGGCTACCTAAAAGGTAATATCCAAAAGTATTGCTGGCGAGAGCGTCACAAAGGCGGTACAGAATCACTGAAAAAAGCACAGTGGTATCTGGAGCGCCTTATTCAACTTGACGAAGCTCAGAAGGGCTGAAGCTCATCTTCATCATCGTCGTACTCGTCGTCATCCATGCAGGCGGCGGCGAGTTCGGCTAATTCCAAATCAGTGGGATGATCCCAGTCAATCTCAATGTTTTCCGACGCCATGATGTCTTTGATGGCGTGCCACTCCATCATGCGTTGATGATAGAGACTAAGCAGGGCATAACGCAGCTCTTCCCAAGTCATCTCTTGAGATTGAAGCTCTGCTTTGCGCATGGAAAACTGGAGTTCCAGGGGGAGTTCAAATTCCCGTGGCTCGACTGAACGCTCCATCCCACTCTGCATTTGCTTGTTGCAATTATTCTAATCCTAGCTAGTGAATAGCAAATCAAGTTCCTGGTCTGGGAAATCGCCCCACTTGTTTTCGTTTACACGAAACGCATTGGCAAACTCTGACAGGATGTAAGGACTGATGCGTTCTTCCAGTTGACGAACTGCACGTACCTCATGAGGAGCAGCACTGTAGTTGCGGAAGGCTGTCAGAAGCACTTCAGTGGAGGACCAGGGATTGGCATCGACCTCTTGGAGGAATAGATTGATCTCTTCCCTGCGGCGGTCCAGAAGGCCACCAATGACGTTGTGCTCCTCATCACAGATCCAATGACCCATCTCCTGTGTAGCACCACAGAAGTCCTCTGCCTCGATGCGGTCGATGACGTGGCTGTACAGGAAAGGATCCCAGCCGACTGAATGGATAAATGAGATTAGGGCCTGGCGCATGCTGTTGTCCAGGCCAAGATTGAGCTTAGCTAGCTGGTTGTCAATGACATTGATCTCGTGGAAGAGGTATTCCAGGGCCTTTTCACGAGTACAGCATTGGCCACGCTTGACGGGAGAACCATCGGGATAGAACTGAGTTCCAAACCCGATGGTGTAGGGATCTTGACCAGTTGTCGGATCGGGGTATGCTTTTTCGCTATACCCTTCGTATTTGCGGATTAAGTTAACCGCATGCGAAAGATCCGACATAGGAGCACAACAAGTACTCCTAATATACATAAATTTTACTTACCTTGACCCCTAAGCTTTTTCTTACCTCGGCGTTGAGGACGACTGTTCTGGCCTTGACCAATAGAGGTGGTTTTGGGCTTGCCTTCAATATGAAGTGTGGTGGATTTGGGTTTTGCCATGGATAACAGGATGGCTTACGTGAATCAGCTTAGGGCACCGAATGCCCGTCCGCGCAATGCATTGATTTCTGTTTGTAATTGCCGGGCCTGCTGAGAACCGGGATCAGCAAGTTCCAGGTAACCAAGTAGTTTATTTAACTCTTGACGTATTGCTGGTTCAGTTGTGTACAAATCGGTTGACTCCGTCCATTGTTGGCGGTTAACAAGATCACGCCTACTAAGGAAAGGATCAACTGCCCCCTGGCTAATTTGTTTATACTTACCCGCTAGTTTCATTACCACTTCACCTTATGGCTCCAGTACCTTGCTGACATTTTGTCAGGGTTAGGATCCTGGGCATTATGCCTAGCGTAATAAGATTTCTTACGCGCTTTGTCTTTAGCGGTTTGAGGATTTTTACCTGCGCCTTCTACGCCTTGCTGACCAAAACGAATGATTTTCTCTTCTCCTCCTTCACAGGCTTTGACCACATGAGATTTAGTCTTGTGCCCAGGGGTGCGTTGTGGTTTGTTGCAAGGCATTGAATCCTTTGCAAGCTTAGCGGCTTTTGCTGCTTTTTTTCGTTTATCTGACATATGTTATTAACCGAAGAAAGAGCCAAAGCTGCCAAGAAAATCTTGAGCTGACGGAGATTTGTTAACTGTTGTCTTGCTACTTCCTATTTTAAAGTATGAGGGCGCACCTTCATCCTCTTCGTCTGCAAAGATGCTAAAATAACTTTTTTTCGTAGGTAGCTCCGGTTCTTTTGCACTGCTGTCTTCAAACATACTACCGATAGATGACATGGCGGCAAAGGGATCGGACATGTCAGGCATGGAAAAACCGAACAAACCTTGCATCCCTCCTTTAGTAGATAACTTGCCGTCTACTTTTGCAAGGTTCTTATCTTCCTCTGTTGCGTCTGGAAAGAAATCACGATAGAACTCAGACTCGGTTCCGTTGTATCCGCCTTTTTTAAAGATGTTAAATAAGGCTGTACCCCCGGCAGGAGCTTTTGGTTTTTCATCTGTGTCTCGCTGAATATATCCAGCACCCAATTGTTCTTGTGTAGGTTTAATTTGTTGTTCATTGAGAATGCGAATTTTTTCACGTATCTCAGAAGCAGGTTCTGTTCGTAAGAATTCAGAAAGATAAGCCTTGACTTGTTCAGATGGTGTTTCATCTGGATCCAGGCCAACACCTTTTAGCTGATCTAAGTACTCCTTTGGCAGGTCTTTTAGATTTAACTTATCGACCAGCTCTTGTGTCTTTGTCTCTGCCGACACAAAATCTAAAAACACCGGATTACTGTACGAAGCTTTTTGGTTTTGAAGTGCTGTTGCTAAATCTTTTTGAATGAAAGAAGCAAGATCATCTCGTGTATAAGAGTCCGCTACTGGATCATATCCCTGAGGTTTACCCACCAATTCGTAATGCAGTCTTGCAAAATCATCTTTGTTGTTGACGTCTAGTCCGTATTCATAGGCCCATTGCGCCCAGGTTTTTCCGTCTTTTACAGCATTAGTAGAGGCTCTATTTTCCCATGCTCCGTTAACGCTTGCTTTCTGTTGAGCATATAGGTTTGCCTTGCTTGTGGCATCTGTACCACTCAATAATTCAGGATTCAAATAAAACTTAGGGTCAAACGCTTTACTTGTTGTTTTTGTTGCAAGGTCACTTAGATAATTATTGGCTTGTTTGTTGGCAAAATCTTTTAACGCACTTGATGCAAGCTGAGTCTGCAAAACGTTTTGATCATTTTCAGCCACATCCATGTAGCTGACAAATTCAGTAATTGACTTTGAGGTATCAAAACGTGGCTTCAAGTAATCGTTGATAAATTTGTTCGCAAATTCTTGTTCAATTTTGTACGTTGTTGCCGCATCTTTTGGGTCTTTAATTTCTTGCATATTGCGATAACGCTCAGCAAGTGTTTCGTCAAACCACTTTTGCCAGTTGTATTTAACAGAGGATCCAATTCCTAAACTCTTCTCAAGAGACTTGGAAAGACCCTGACCAAAACTTGCAAATCCACCGCCGCCTAGATCACCAATAATAGAGTTCTTGATGTCTTGCTTAAAGCCATTAACATCAGGCATGCCCATTCCTTGGAACAGGGCGCTTACTTGTTCCTGCTTAAGCGTTTTTGAGTACTGATCCAGGGTTTGCTTGAGTACGTCAGCGGAGAGAGCGCCAAAGGTTTGCTCTCCTTGACGGTCAACGTATTGCTGCGTAGAAAGCTCAACCAAAGAAGTTGGCTGCTCAGTTGAGGTACCTAGTAAAGTTTCTCGTAAGATCTGACGTTCTCTGTCGGTTGGAGGGCGAAGAGTCTCTTGGTAATCTGTAAGTTGTCGTTGTTTACCAGGTAAGCCAGCAGGTGAGCCAACAAAGCTATAGTCTGCGTGCAAGTAACTGTCTAGGTCAGGATATTGCTTTGTGATATCAACGTCTGCAATCTTTTGCCCCGCAAACGTAACTGCTTTGCTTGCTTCTTTCCAGGTTTTAGCTTTCTCTGGAACTAGCCCGGCGTAAAACTTTGCATCAAAATCAGTAAGATTCTTGCCTTGTTTAGTTGAGTCCCAAGGTTTTATTCCTGCTGCTTTTTCGTAAAAAGATTCGATAGCACCAATGGTATCTGCGTCGATGATGTCTTTAGGTACAACACCTTTGGTTTGGAGATCTCTATCAATCCCCTCCATCAATGTTCTATAGTTTCCTGCCGATCCTTGAAAAGCATTTAAACGTGCAGCAATAAGCTCTGCTGCTTCTTTTTCTTGCGAGGTTACATCTTCCGCAAAGGCAGGGGTTAAGCGCCCATTAGATACAGTAAAACGAATCATGATGCCGCTTTATATTCTTGCATATCAATTAAGTTTACATTCCCTGGTTGCACCCAGGCTTTTATTGCATCCAACCTAGCTTGTTCAAAAAACTCTTGTTGTTTGTACCAGGTTTCCATGTGTGACGAAGCTTTGTTTGCATTGCAACGGCAACAAGCTGGGATTAAGTTGTGTCGATTAGAACACCCTGATTTAAACCGTGGGATCACATGGTCAAGGCTTGTGGCGTCCTTGCCGCAATAACCGCATTTGTAGTCCCAGGCTTGATATATACTTTCTCTGAAACGTTTCTTGGCAAGTTTTGGAGTGATTTCAACTAGCAGGGCGAGAGGCTCGTGCTGGCTGCAAAACATGCTCTTCAATTGCCGTTAATTCATTTTAAGTTGTCCACACTGTTACAGGTTTAGGCATAAAGATAAATTTTAGGTTAAGACCCTTGACTTCGCACTGATTTTGTGTATGGTAAGGGGGTTGCTACTACTGCCTGCATGGCCTCGCATCCTGGTTGGGTTTCTGCTCAGAAGCTAGAAGAGCTTCTTGGCATTGACCGTAAGACACTCTTCAAGTTCCGCGATGACGGTACCCTGAAGCTCGGCCCTCATTATGCGGCATTCCCTGAGACCCGCTCCAGGGACAGCTACCGCTGGAACGTGGCGGCAGTACGCAAGCAACTCACAAAAGCTGGTATGATGCCAATGGCCGCCTAGGGGACGGCCGGGGGAAAAGAAACGGTCCTGTCAGTGATGGGGCCGTTTTTTTATGGCTTGTATGGCCTGCCATCTTTGTCGAACATCGTAAAATTTTCAATCAAGATTTTATCTGTAGCAAAGTTAAAAATACGTTGCAACATCGGAAAAATCATTGGAGATTGACAGTTATAAGGCGGCACATCCATCAATGACAACGCTCTTTGTGTCTGTAAAAATTCCGCAATGCTTTCTTTTTCTTTTTGCGATTTAGCAACAAGAGTTTGCTCCCAAGCTGCCATACTGCCTGCACCTACAGGAAAATCAGACGGTTCAGGGGGGAATACTCGATCTTTAAATTTAAGTGCATAGATGTGTTTACAGTATCTCAACTCGTCTAACAAAGGCGTCCAAGAGTCGTCAACTGCTGTAATTGTGATCTGCGGAATAGAGTCCGTATCAGTGTTGAAAACAACAGAAGAGTAATCTTCGTAGCCTGGGAGACCTTCTGCCCTAGAGCCTGTGACCGCAATGTCGGTTGTGCTCCTAACATAAGTAGAACCAAAATCTCTAAATACACCAGGATTATCTCTTGTTGCTTTACGGCTTCCAATGCTGTTATCGGTGACGTCGTAACCGAGTTCAAAACCCTCTGGTGAAACAACATCTAATGTTCGATCTTGTCCAGGTCTTGTCATTGCGCTGTTATCTAAGATCCCATCGCGTTTTGTCAATTCAAAACGACCGGGCTTAATGCTTGTCACACCTGAACGAGGAAACTGCCGTTTATTGCTAGTTGTACTTGCCGCCAAGAATGAATAATCACGACGTGTAAAGTCTTGACAAGTACAGCAGTATCTTGATCCAGTGATTAGATAACGTCCTGGAGTAAAGCCGATAGATGACGGTGTAGTAAGAATACCATCAGGCGTCACCTGTACTGAACCATCTTTTTTGAATGTAAGGACACCTGTGTCTTGATTAATAGCAATAACGACTGCTTGTACGTAGCCGTATCGCGTTTGAGTCTGTGGGTTTATGGTGTCTTTGTCAATAATTGGACCATCAACCGTAATGATGCGGTCTTCAAAAATCTCTGTATTGGCTGGTTTCAAACCATCTGGTTCTCCTGGAACCGGAATGTAAAAAGGTGCTGGAAGGGGGTTGGATGAACTCCAGGTGCCCGCTAGCTTTACATACCAATAGCTGGCATCTTCCGTAACAGATTCAATAAAAAGTTTTTGACCACTGACTGGATCTGTCAATTGATCGCAACGAACCGATCCAGCGTAACGCCAAATAGCCCAATGCATACCAAACTCTTTGCTTATCGTTGGATAACCAGCGAAAGCGCCCGAGATTACAATCGCAGGATTTCCTGTGGAAGAGGAATTTGGTATTTCATAGTCAAACTGATATAGGTAATCGTTACTATGAGTTGTTGCCGTTGCTAACTCATAGCCTCGCCTCCAGCGAGACCAAGCTGATTCCCTGTTAATGGTATATAACGAGTCTGGGACGGAACCTTTTGAAAACTCAGTCGTAATTGGTTTTACACCATTTGGAGGTTTTACGAGTGACTGATCAAAATTACCAAAAGAGCTTCCACTCTTTCTAGCCATATCTAGAAGAGACCGCCTTGCGCAATGATATGAGCCCCTGGGATATAACCAGATGCATTAGGACCATCTGGGAAAACACCAACGTAAATACGGTCGCCTTTTTCCAGGTAGATGCCTTTGTTGCGCAGAGGAGCTGTGGAGCCAAGGCCAGCAGTATTGCCCGCTTGTGCCACAGGAGCTGCCAGTTGGGGCATCAGATCCGAACAATCAACCGTACCGCTATTGGCAGGGACCGTTTTGGCGAACAGAACACGGTAATCACCTGACGCGGGAATGGGTACTGTCGTTACACGGGTGTGGTAGAACACAAAGGTAACAGCAGGCTGGTAGCCATAAGCAACACCGTTGTACGTGAAACCACTCGATGTACCACCTGAGTAGTGCAGAGCGGTATTAACGCCCGTTAAGGTCGTTGCACCGGTATAGGTGTAATAACCAACGCCACTGGCCGGTGTGGTTGCAGTGATAACACCCGTGGTTGTTACGTAAACAATTTGTCCACTGACCAGGGAAATGACAGTACCTGACGTAGAAGCATTGATGGTGTAGTCAGGTGCACGATAGAAGTCGTTGCGACTGATGGTGATCGAATCAACAACGCCACCATTGTTGTTGTCTTCCTGGATAGCGGCATCCATGTCGACCAGAATCGACGGCGCTTGTCCACCTTG